GAATAACCGATGTGCCTAACACTACATGGGGAAATGATGTCCTAGAGTTCTACAAGTCTGGGCATATTAACCAGCACTCAGTAGGCTTTAGAACTATCAAGCAAGAGAACCAGAAAAGCCAAGAGGGCGAGTATAACCTTATCAAAGAGATTCTACTTTTTGAGGGTTCGGCAGTCCTTTGGGGTGCCAACATGAATACCCCTACTTTAGAGGTGGGTAAGTCATTGACTAGTCAAGATGTCCTTGACAACCACGCTAAACTTAGCAAAGAGCTGAGCATGCTCTTAAAGTCATTGAAAGATGGCCGCTTCTCTGATGATGCTTTCGAGTTTATCGAGATCAGAGTAGCACAAATTAACGAGGCAATTAAATCGCTTATTTCAATAGATACCACTCCTAAAGAGGAGCAACCCGCTGAGGCAGTTGCAGAGACTAAGGAGCCGGAGGTAGATTTGAGTGGATTGAAGCATAATCTAAACAATTTATTAACTAAATTAAATTCCTAACAATGGAAGAATTGAAAAGCATCGAGACTGCGGTAAAATCAGCTACCGAGTCTGTTGAAAAGATGAAAGCTGCCAATGAGGCTGCTATCGCTGATGTAAAAAACGATGTAGCCGAGGTAAAGGCTGCTGTTGTAACAATGGATGAGGCTGCTAAGAAAAACCAAGCAGCTCTTGATCAACTGATCGCTGAGAAAGCCGCCAAGAAAGTCGATAACAAGACTAAATCTTTTGGTGATGCTTTTGCTGAGCAAATGGCTGAGGCTTTTGAGGCTAAGCAAGCTGAAATCAAAGAGTTTCAAAAGAACAAGAATGCCAAACTGACTATCGACCTCAAAGCTGTCGGTACAATGACTTTGGGTAACAACCTGTCTGGTGATGGTGTTGCTACTTACAATCAGCGTCAAGGATTGGTGCCTGCTCAGAAGATTAACATGCGTGATCTTATTCCTACTGCTGTATCTCCAACCGGACTTTATGTTACCTATCGTGAGACTGGTACTGAGGGTTCTATCGGAATCCAGACTGAGGGTAACGCAAAGAGCCAGATTGACTACGACTTGACTGAGGTAAAAGTAGTATCTGACTACATTGCTGGTTTCGCTCGTTTCTCAAAGCAGATGATGTTCCAATTGCCTTTCTTGCAGAACACCCTCCAGCGTATGCTGCTGCGTGATTTCTACAAGAAAGAGAACAGCACATTCTTTACTGCTGTATCAACTGCCGCTACTGGTTCTACAACTACTGCTGCCTCTGTTGATGCTGAGCAACTGGTTGACTGGATTGCCAACCAACTGGATGCTAACTTCGAGGCTTCATTTGCTCTCGTAAGCTATGCTCAGTGGGCTGACTTGCTTAAGACTAAGCCAACTGACTACTCAGTTCCTGGTGGTTTCGTAATCGATGCCAATGGTAATGTCCGTATCGCTGGGGTGCCTGTAATTGGTGCTTCATGGGTTACTAACGACAAAGCCCTTATCATCGATGCTAACTACCTTGAGCGTGTTGAAACCGAGGGATTGCGTGTAGAGTTTTCTTATGAGGACAGCGACAACTTCCAGAGAAACCTGGTAACTGCTCGTGTTGAGTGTTTTGAAGACATCAACATCATGAGAACAGATGCAATCATCTACGGATCATTCTAAATAGGTGCTGTGGTTTGATGTGGTGGGGCCGGTTTCGGCTGGCCCCTTTTTTTAATAAATCTCTATGCTATACAATCTACTAATTGACTGGGATGACCAAACCGCTGAATCGGGTATCAACGAACCTCTGACCGTTGAGGAAGTAAAGAACTACCTCAGATTAGAGGGTTTTATTGATAACTCAGAAAGTATCTCATCAGACTTTGATGATGATGATGCTATAATCGAGACTTTAATTCGGTCGGCAAGAGAAAGGATTGAGGAGTTTACTGGCTTGAGCTTAATCCCCAAAACTTGGGAAATTGAGTTTACTAACTTGGCTGGTAACTTTGAGATTCCCTTTGGTCCAGTTAATACCATCATCAATGTCAAAGATGACGAGGGGGATAGTATTAGCACAGATGATTTTGAGGTCTCTTTGAATGGCAGACTCTTAAAAACACCTAAGTACGAAAATATGACCATGCTTTACGAGGCTGGTTATGTTACCTTACCAAAAGGATTAAAGGATGCCATGTACAAAGAGGTCGCTTACAGATACATCAATAGAGGGGATGAGAATGTGGATGGCATGAGCCGAGAGGCTATGAATCTGGCTGCAAGATATAAAACTGTTAACTGGTTAGGATGATAGGTAACCTAAAGCCCATAAAGCTGCTAAAATATACCCAGACCATTGATGCGAATGGGGATGCTACCGAGTCGGTGGCTACGACCTACAAGATGTGGGCTGAGGTAGAGGATGGCGGTGGGTCAAGGAGTCAAGCGGATGGTCGGACAGAGATGTCAGATACTAAAACCTTTAGGCTGCCTTTTAGGGGGTACAATATCACCCCAGATTACAGAATTGAGTATTTTGGGCAGACTTATTCAATTGGTAGTGTCCGTAGGATAGATGAGAAGCGATTTTTTTGGGAGATAACTGCATTAGCAATATTTGAGCTTGATTAAAGTAGCAACCATAGGCTTTGATAAATTATCTGACCGTTTGTCAACGGTGGGTAAGGCCATGAAAGATGAGGTGCAAGCTGAGGTCGAGGCAAGTGCTATGGAGTTTGTTGCTTTAGCTAAAAGAGATTTAGCTGGTCAAGGTGGCGATAGAGGCACATTGCTTCGATCAATAACCTATCAAAGAGAAACACCTTATAGCTACATAGTTTCAGCTAATGCCTCTTATGCTCCTTATATTGAGTTTGGAACTAAACGAAAGTTCAAGCCATATCCGGGTACTGAGGAGTATGCTGCTCAGTTTAAGGGTGGCGAAAAAAAGGGCGATTGGATAGAGATGTTAATGTCTATCTATTCGTGGGTAAAGCGCAAAGGGATTGGGGTTACATACAACGTAAAAACCAAACGGAAAAACCGCCAGACCAAAGATCAGCGGTTGAGTATAGCCTTTGCAATCACAATGAGTATTTTAAAGAATGGTATTAGTCCAAAGCCTTTCTTTTACAAGCAAATACCTATTGTACAAAAATCATTAACAGAACGAATAAACAGAGTACTAAGTGGCATTTAAGACCGCACTATACGACCTAAAAACAGAATGGTACAAGACCCTCGATGGGGTTATCTCTGTGCCAGTTTATAAGGATGCTGTGCCTTTGTCTCAGAATGGCAATTATGTACTAATAAGGTCAGAGGGTAGTACCCAGACAGACCTCAATAACTCTGCATTTTTTCAGTCTGCTATTATTGTCGTGGATATTTTAACTAAATTCGCTACATTAGGGAATAGTAAGATTGCTTACGATATAGCTCAAGAGATTTATGATGAGATAATACTTAGTCCTAATTCTTTTGGCATAACCATACCAGACCATCAGATAACACAAATCACCATACAATCAGAGACTGAGCTTTATGAAGACGATGGCTCTGAAAAGACATTTAGGCTTTTACTTCGTTATGAGCATATTATTAATCAAAATTAAATAAAAACAAATGGCAGATGCTACAACAATCTCCGGCAGTGTGATGTTTATCGAATACTCAGACAGCCCGAGCAGTGCAAAAAAGTCGGCTGTTTGCCAGAGTGAGGGATCATTCGATGGCAGCCGCAACGTAGTTAGCGATGAGACTAACTGCGGAACTTTGAAAGTATTAGGACCTCAGAACAACCGTTTCACTTTGAACGCGGTCGTTGACACTATTCCTGATGCTAACGAGGCCTCGTACAATGATTTCCAAACTCTGTATGCCAACAATACTAAAAAGTACTGGCATTTGACAGATTCAGCCGAGACTATCTATCATGGTGGCTACGGATGGATATCAGCTCTTGGTCAGCAGAATGTTAGCGGTCAGACTGCTAAGTTCACAATGACTATCGAGATCGAGGGAGACATTGATACAGAACCAGCAAGCTAATAACACATGAAACAAATCACACACACAATCGGAGGTAAAGAGGTTACATTGGATGTCGGTAAGATGTGGTTCTCAAAGTTCTACGGCGAGGCTACATCTTCTGACCCTCTGTTAATGTCTGAGCTTCTAAGCAAGCCCGACAAGCAATTTGATTTTATCTGCGGCCTCGTTTATGGTGGGTTAAACTGCTATAACAAGGTCAATGGCATTAAGGAGTTTATCTCTATTGAGCAGGTCCAGGACTGGGTCGGTGCAATGGATGAAACCGATGCCGCTAGTCTTATCAATAAGTTTGTAGAGGCTAATAAACCTAAAGACCAGGGGGAAGCCCCAGCCCAAGTGGCAAATCCTTAACTTGGGATGAGATGAGGTCGGAAGCCTTTGGCCAGATTGGTCTGCTTCCGGTGGAGTTTTATGGTCTAGAGGTCGATGAGTACCTTTTGCTAAGAAAGGGCTATATTGAAAAGGTAAAGACAGAGTCTATCCTATTGAGGTTTCAGACAGCCTTAATATGCGAGGCTCTGATAGGTAAAGGGAATGGGGCTAGGTTTGTCATGGATAGCTGGCAGCTTGAATCTAAAGCAGATTTAGACAGAGAGCAGGTCAGGACACTACTAAAAGCCAAAAGAGAAAAGGAAGCTCTAAAAAGGCTAAAAACGAAGCAGAATGGCTGATTTACAAGTAAGGGTGGCGGCTGATGTGGCATCTGCGATTTCGGCCTTACAAAAGCTAGAGAAAGAGCTTGATAGGGCCAAATTAGGTGCCGAGGAGACTGCTAGGAGTACGGATAATGCTTCTAAAGCTCTTAGTAGATTGCCTAATGTTACAGGACAAGCCACATCTACCTTAACTAACTTTAGCCGAGTGGTGCAAGATGCGCCATTTGGTCTTATTGGTATAGCCAATAACATTGACCCCTTAATTACATCATTCCAACAACTCAAAGCCACTACTGGAACTACCGGAGGGGCTTTTAAGGCTTTAGTAGGCCAGTTGGCTGGTCCCGCTGGTATTGCCCTAGCGGTTTCGACCGTTACATCTTTACTGATTACATTTGGGGATCGTTTATTTAGTTCTAGTCAATCTGCAAAGCAATTGGCCGAGCAGAGTAAGAAAGTAGCTGATGAGCAAAGAGCTATATTTGAGGGCATAGCCAGAGAAAGGGTAGAGATTGATAAGTTAATTATTGCCCTAAATTCAGAGAACACAACAAGGGGCCAAAAAGAGGGAATACTTAAAAAGCTCAGAGCTATCAACCCTCAGTATTTTGGCGATCTTAAAAACGAAGAAAATTTAGTAAATGCACTTAGCTTAGCCTATCAAAAATATACGGCTAGCTTGGTGGCAAGGTCAGAGGTCGCTATTTTGACCAAAGAGCTTGAGGACATTACTACCGAAATATTAAAGCTAGAGAAAGCTGGTGCCACTACTCAGGTTATTGACTTAGGCCTTAAAAGAGGCTTAGATGGCAGAATACAAGCTGCTAGGTTATTAACCAAAGAGGAAAAAACACAACTTGACCTAAATACTCAGCTATCCGCACAATTAAGAGAAAGGGATAGAATCTTATCTCAGATTGTAACTAAGCAAGTTGGCATTGAGTTGCCTACCCCAACTGGTGGGACTGCTGATGTCAAATTTGATTTCAACTTAATACCTGGGATTAGCAATCTTAGCGAATTTGAGGCTAAGTTAGCTGGTCCTTTAGGTGGTTTATTGCCAGACTTACAAAAGGCGATAAAGAATATACAGACAGACCCTAAAGATGTAAAAATACCCATCAAGCCTAATTTGGTGGCTACTGGTGCGGATCAAGCTGTTTTGGAATTTGCTAGTAACTTATCGCAAGCTTTGCAAAATGCTTTACAGCAAGGATTAGAGGGTATTGGTGAAAGTTTAGGCAACCTGTTATCGGGTGAGAACTTTGGTGAGGGAATATTGAATGTAATCAGCTCCCTACTTAGTGCAATAGGTAAGGCATTGATAGCTTATGGTATTGCCAAGGATGGAATCGACAAGATATTGGGTGCTGGTGGTATTTTGATACCCGGTACAGCCGCCATCGGATTAGGTATCGCCACAATAGCTGCCTCGCAATTACTAAAGAATTTTGGAGGCGCAAGGGCAGAAGGTGGACCAGTCAGCGGCAATAAAACATACTTAGTGGGTGAAAGAGGCCCAGAGTTATTTGTGCCCAATGTCGCTGGCACTATTGTACCTAATGATGAGCTGCCTAGCTTTGGTCAAGGATTGGCCTCGATGTTAGGTGGTCGTGGAGGTGGAGGAACAACATTAAGAGGTCAAGATATCTTATTGGCTTATGCCAGAACACAAAGAAGTCAACTCAGAGTAAATGGCTAATTTTTACAAAGGTAGTTTTGTCAATACGCAAGTAGATTATTCGGATAATAGTCCGAATGAGCAGACTATCTATATAAAGATTACAAATACTGCTGAAAATGACTTGACAGAGGTAGAGCTAGAAACAGCCGATGCCCCTGTCGTATTTCAGACCGTTGACAATTCAGAGGATAAATTTACCGTCATTAAGAGTAAGAGCTGCCGACTAAGAGTTTTTACTAACGATGATGTCAATGCCATGACCTTTGCTGGTGGTGGCGATAATCAATATAAAGTAGAGATTGCAGTCGGCTTAGAGACAGAGATTGTCTTTACTGGCTGGCTTTCTATATCGGACTTGGGGCAGACCTTTCAGCCTGATCCCAATGTTTTAGAACTAATAGCCACAGATGGCATAGCCTTTTTGAGAGATTTGTCTTTATCAGATGATGAGGGCAGATACTTAACTGGTCCACATCCGTTAATCAAATATATTAGCTGGTGCTTAGAAAAGACCGGGCTGCAATTGCCTATCTGGGTGGAAATGAATTTACTAGAGGTCTCGGCTACATACGATGTGCTAGCAGACCATTTTTACAATATGCTTTACCTAAATGCTCAGACCTTTGAAACGAGCATAGGTGAGCTAGAGAACTGCTACTCAGTACTTGAAAAGCTACTTAAAGAGTTTTGCGATATCAGCCAGCAAAAGAATGTCTGGTTTATCCGTTCAACAGACGAAGCTGGTTATGCGATTAAAAGGGTTTGTAAGTTTGACTATACAGGCGAGCCAATAGCTTATGATGCGCCCTTTCTGGTCAAAGATATAGGGGCTGAGTATGACATGGCCTTTATGAACGATGATGCTAGGTTAAGCTTGCAAAGGCCTTACAAAGCGGTCAAGCATACCTTTGACTATAACTATCCAGCCGAGATTGTACAAAATATAGATTTTGAGAGGGGTGAGGTCGTTTCTGCGCCTGATCCTACTGCTGCCAACTCCACTGGGGTTTATCGACCTGAGGGATGGGTGTTGGCAAGAGCTGGGGATGGCACAGGTGGGGTCTGGTTGGACCTTTACCAACAAGCAGGAGCCAGAGGGGAGCTGATTAAGGAGTTTGAGTACGGCTACGAGAAAGAGAGATATTTTGTAGTCGAGCATGAGGATGTAACTGGTACTGACTTTATTCATTACTTAAAAAGTACACCCTTTTATGTTCAAAAAGGGGATAGACTGCAAATCTCTGTCGATGTTGGTCAAGATGTCAATATAAACACAATTAACCCGGTCCATGTCTGGCTTGAGGCAGATACTAATTACTATACATGGCAATATGATAACACAAACCCATCGGCTATTATTAACCAATGGGTCAGCAAGCCAAAGCCTTTGACTGCTGCAATAGCAGATAACCCTTTTACTGAAATGTGGAGGACTAATTTGGATAGTGCTTTGGATGCAAATGATGAGCTGCCAAAATATACAAACATCAGCTCAGAGCTAGAGGTACCAGCCGATGGTCGAATCTGGGTTCGTTTGGCAGTCAACTTTAACATTTTTGCCCCTATTTACTTTAACAATCTAAGCATAAACCTAACCCCTCGGGTAAATGGCTCTTATGCTAAATATAAAGGGCAACAGCATATCTCTGAGCAGTCGGTCGATAACATGGCTGTCAGAGAGGAAACGGTATTTATGTCTGATGCTCCTAGGATTGAAATGAAAGGGGCTTTGCTTTTGACAGAGTTAGGGGATACTTTATACTCTGGCAATGCTGTTTTTGCCGCTGGCAATGGAGTTAATTTAGATGGCTTTTACACCCCATTCTTTAACATTAATGATTACATTGAGGTAAGCAATACCAGCCTAAATAATGGCAAGTATCGCATCGTTGCAGTAGAATACTCTCTTATTCCTGATAAGACCATCTTAACCTTTGCAGAGCCTACACAAAGCGAGTCTGTTGGTGGGGCTTTGATAAAGGCTTACGACTATTTGCTATCTGGCAACTTTTACGATTCAATAGAGTTTCAAGGTAGCCCTCCCCAAGAGGATCAGCTACCTTATGGCCAACATCAGAACCAAGCGGTCTGGAATCAATATAACCGAGTCTTTACAGCTTTTGAGGCTACTGTGGATGGATTAGACACAGACAAGACTTATGATGGCGAACCAGATTTGCCAGATTTGCTACATTTGTATAGGCAAAAGGATGCACACCCAGCCACGACAAATAAAGGCTTTAAGCTGCTGCATTACGAACAAGATACCGATAACTGCGAATGGGGTCTTTATATGATTGAGGTGGTAGATGCTACCATCCCCAAGACTTATGATGGCCATTCGTTCAAATATATTCAAGAATGAACGATGGAAAAGTAGTAAAGGGTTCTAATATGATTGCCTCGATAAAGGTATCGGGCAATTATTATCCGGTATTTTGTGCCAAGTCATGCTCTTTTGAGTTGACTAATGAAATTATCAATAGGACCTCAGTTAATGACGGCTTATTTACAAAAAGGCGCATAAGGCGGACCGATTGGTCTGGTTCGGCCTCTGGGGTGCTTGTAACAAATAACGATGGGGATAGATACAGTCCTTTTTATCTGTTGCAAGAATCTGTGAGGCGGTCAACCTTAGAGTGGCAGTTTGAGTTCACAAACCTCGATGGAGATATTAGAACCATTGAAGGGGAGGCCTTAATACAGAACCTACCTATCTCTGGGGATGTGCAGTCATTCGTACAATGTACGGTCAACATCATAGGCACAGGGGCTTTCACTATGGATGTCAGCCCATCTAGCCCAACGGCTGATGAGGATGTCGATTCAGACTACTGGACTACCACAGCGGGCCAAAACGCAATACAAGGCTTGTCAGTTTATGGCAAGTCATTACAAGGCAAGACCATCCTAGCCATAGGTCGGGAGGGTACTGTTTATGATCCTATAACCGCGGGAAGTCCATCAAATAGGACTGCGCTATTCAATAGTGCATTGGGTAGGATTACATTCGATTCAAATATACCTTTTAATCCGGGCGAGACTGTCTGGGCAATGTGGAAGGACTAATGACATTAGAAAAAACATATCATCCAGCCGAGGGCTTATCATCTATTTATGATGCCTCAATAGCTTATACCAAGATGCTGATGGTGGCCAGAGAGGGGGTTTTATACGATGTTATCGAAAGTAATGATGATATCTTGATAACCTCTAGGCAGGTAAGGCATGCCCCAGCTTATGGGGAGTTAGCCTTTGACTCAAATATACCATTTAACCTAAACGAATCAATAAACATAGTATATGGCACGAATCCTTAGTTTAGTCTTATTAGTTATTTTTAGTACGGTCGCAAAGGCCCAGGCTCCTAGTAACTATACAAATATCAATGGCCGCTACCGCTGGATAGCTGGCATGTTTGACTCTACCTTTCACATCCCTAAAGGCACGACCCCAAGTTTAAGGACTGGTGGCTCTACCAATTCGGGTGGATTATTTTACAATACATCAGACTCAAGTGTCTATACATATACAGGCACACAATGGATAAAGCTAAGAGGTAGTATTAACCCATTAGATACCACAAATAAATATGTAACCCAAGTCTATAAAAAAGGTGGGTCTGACTCAGTCTTTTATGTGAGAGGGGGTAACCATTTATGGGCTTTTAATGATAGTAGTGGGGCTCCGGGTGGTGGAGGAGGTGGTAAAATTTACTACTTTAATGGGGGTGTGTCGATGGGCACTTTTGGTGGCTTTACTATGTATGAGTTGGGCGATACTGCCAACACTGGGGCTGCTGCTAACTTTACTAGGGCTACTAATGGGAATATTGCCAACTTTATTACAGACCCTAATAAGCCAGGATTATTGCAAATCCCTGCTGGGGTTTGGAGTATTGATGCCTATCTCAGTGAAACAGGCGGAGGTTCTAATAATGCCGAGATATATGTTCAAGTAGAAAAGTGGGATGGCTCTACAATAACAACGATAGCCACATCCGCTATTGAGCAAATTACTAACGGTAGTGTTATTGATTTATACACTTGGTCGGTATCTATTCCCACAACAACTTTGGCAGTTACTGATCGTATTATTATTCAATTTTATATCCAAAATACCAATGGTAAGACCGTTACCTTATACACACAAAATGGCTATGTTGGCCAGGTGCATACAACCTTTACAACTGGTATAGGTGCAATAAATGGGCTTACTGCCCCTGCTCAGTATTTGAATACTGGAACCTCGGGTACGGATTTTAACATATCCTCTGTAACGGCCACCCACACCTTTAATCTCCCTACCGCCTCAGCTACCAATAGAGGGGCTTTATCAAGTGCTGATTGGACTACTTTCAATAGTAAGGTAGGAGGCTCAGGCACAGCAGGACAAGTGGCCTACTTTACTGGGACTAGTAGTGTTGGGGGAAGTAATAACCTATTTTGGGATAATGCAAACGGTAGATTGGGAATAGGAACTAATAATCCGCTCTATAAAACAAGTATTGTAACAACTACTGCAAATGACCAATCATTACGAGCTGTAAACAGCGCTGTAACTGGCACAAATTATGCCATTGTTGGTATAGCAGATGGTTCAGGGGCTACTTCGAATATTGCTGGTTATTTTAGTGCGACTGCGGCTACTACTAATTGGGGGTTATATGTTCAAAATGGTCAATCGTATTTTGCAAACAATATAAATATTGGAACAACTACTCAGTCAACCTTTGGATTAAATGTTAGTGGGTTAAATGGAATTTTTACGGGTGGTACTACTGGTGGCATTACATTTGGAACAAGAAACACAGGCGGAAATATTACTTTGTATAATACAACTGGTGATTTTCGTGTTTTCATAAATAGTGCTGACCAGTTTGTTATTAAAAACAACGGAAATGTACTTATCAATACCACCACAGACGCAGGCTTCCGTCTTGATGTGAACGGCACAGCCCGCGTGAGTGATTTAGTCCACTTAAACAATGCAGCAGGTGGACAAATAAGAATGTGGACTTCTACCGCTAATAACTCAGGGATATATGGTATAAATAGTAGTTCAACTGGTATTTATGGAAATGCACATATTCAATTTGATTTATTCATAAGAAGTACAGGAAGTGGTACTAAAAAATTTGGTCAATCTACATTAGGAAATACAAATAATATATGTATAACTAATAGTAATACTCTATTAGAGCCAATTATGATAACCACCACAGATAACGGTGCTGTTGGGATAATGAAATCAACTTCAACTATTCCTGTATCTGCGGTTTTTGAAATTGAAAGCACAACTAAAGGTTTCCTCCAACCTCGAATGACAACTGCCCAAAGAGATGCCATCACTTCCCCAGCAACAGCATTGGCTATATATAACACTTCAAAAAATACCCCAGATTATTACAATGGAACAAACTGGCAAAGTGTTTTAATACCAAATTCATCGGGGAATGTAGGAATAAACACAACCACAGACGCTGGCTTCCGTCTTGATGTAAATGGTACTGCAAGGGTGCAGGGGGCATTAACCGTAACAACTGGGGGGTATTCTGTAACTGGAAATTCTACCCTTACTGGAGATTTAAGTATGCCGGGTTATACAATAAACAATTTATACGGTGTAAACATAACTAATGCCCCAAATGGTGGTGGCGTTACAATTAGAGGCACTTCTTCTTCAAATACATTATCATTGGTTTACCAAGAAAGCACAACTGATGTTGCTCGCGTTAACTGGGATAATGCTCAAAATTATTTACATTTAAGAGCCATAAAAGCAAACTCAACTATAACCTTTCAAGCTGGCGGCTCTAATATTGCTACAATTTCCTCAACTGGGTTAGGCATAAACACCACCACCATCGGCTCTGGCTTACAAGTCAATGGAGGTGCTGCCATAGGTTACTCAGCCTCTACTACTGCCCCAACAAATGGGTTACAAGTAGCTGGAGAAGCTATTGTAAATAATCTGTTTACTGTTACACCATCAGCCGCTAATGTAGGTGCTATCAAAGTCGCTAACTTCTCTTTGACTGGCTCCGACCAAACTTCAATGGTAAGCCTTGCAGGAACTTGGAATACCACTGGCAACCCAACCGCTTTGAGATTAAATATCACAAACACCGCTTCGGGTGCAAATGCAGACCTTATGGAGTTGCAAGTAGGTGGGGTCAATCAATTTTTAGTATCTAAGGCTGGGAATACTGAAATGACTGGGTCTATAAAGACTGGTGCGCCCTCTGGTGGTACGGCACAGGCTTGGAAGCTAGGATCAGTCGTGGCATCCTCGGTTACTTACGACCCCAATAACTATGTAGAGGTGGAAATCAATGGTTCTGCCTATAAATTAGCCCTAGCCATCCCAAGTGAACCAGAGCCTCTGTCTAGCCCTGATGGCTATGTGCCTAACTACGGTCCAATCCCTACAAAGCCAGTAGTTCCTACAACATCAGAAAAAGTAGCTAACTTAGAAAAGAAAATAGCAGAACTCGAATCAATTATTCAACTCTTAAAATCAAAAATCAAATGAAAAAAGCAATCTTCACTCTCTTTTTGGGGGTCATTACAACCCTAACCTTTGCCCAGCAAGCTCCTGTTATTGACACTAGCTTTCAGGGTATGCAGTCGGTCTTTATTCAGCCAATCCAGCCAATTATCACAGACACAGCCTATGCAACCCATTTGGGAGCTTATGTAGTGTCAGATAACTTAAAGAATAGTGCTACATTCTTTTGGGCTTTACTGACTAGTGATGGCAAGCAATTACTAAATGGTAACTACACAATGACTAGCGAGCAGTATGCGGCATGGTGCGCCCCTAGCAATCCTATCGCTTGTAACCTTTACCCATTTTTTGTGATTGGAAATGCTTACAACATTACCTTTGCTCCATCATTAACCAAAAAGAAATAAATTGACTGAGCAAACCTTTTTTGGCATTATTGTCATAATTCTGATAGTAATGGCCCTTAAATTTGTGGACAATCTAATCAAATAAACATGAAAAAACTACTTCTAATCGCAGCCATTGGTCTTTTTTCTTTTACAACCCAAGAGCCTAAGACCGTAACATTAACCTTAACCGTAGAGGAGGTAAATCTTATCTACATGGGATTAGGTGAGCTTCCAGCCAAAGCTAGTGAGCAACTTAGAGCTAAGATTGCGCAAGAGGCACAAAAGCAACTGAATCCCGAAAAAAAGTAAACGATGACACAGAGTTGGATGATATTCATTCTAGGCCAAGCCGCCACTTATGCAGTAGCCTTAATTAAGGTCTGGAACGACACACAAGTAAAAATGGCCCGCATAGAGGAAAGGCTAAAGGTAGCAGAAGATAAAGATGAGATTATCTTCAAAAAACTAGATCACATATCAACTCAACTAACTGAGTTGTCTATTAATTTATCTAAAAAGCAAGACAAATGAGTAACTTTCTGAATCTTGACTTACAAGACCTGACTAAGGGTTTTGTGGTAGCGTTTTTGAGTGCTGCCTTGACTGGCATCGTAGCCATCTTAGAGACTAGCCAACTGCCCCAGGTAAGCGATTTAAAGGCCGCTGCCATCGTTGGTTTAACCGCTGGTCTGTCCTATTTGTTAAAGAATGTCCTGACTAATAGTCAAGGGCAAATGCTAAAAAAAGACTAATGCGGGTTTTTGTGTTGGCTGGGTTATTGCTCATCGGTTGCAATCCGGGTAAGCAACTATCTAAAGCAGAGGCAAGGCTGGCTCAGGCTGGCCGCCTCCCAGCTATTTGCGCTGAGAGATACCCGGTCAAAGACACGACCTACATTAAAGACACTTTGGTCCAGATAGACACTTTTCTGTCTGGTGAGTACATCTTTGACACAGCCCGAATAAATGATACCCTTTACCAAGTTAAGTATAAACCCGTAGTCGTATATAAGACAAAATACATAACTAAAGTAGAAAGGGTTGAGGATGTAGCCAAGATAGAGGCTTTGAGGGCATCTGTGAGCCAATTAGAGGCTAATAGGGCCGCTTTATCGGTTCAGTTAGCAGAATATAAGGACAAGGCTAAGACCCGACTAAATTGGCTTATTTTGGTCTTATGCGCAGTATTTGGGTTTGCTATTCGTAAACCCGTCATGGCCTTAATCAAATTCCACTTAAAATGGTAACCTCTGCCCAAGCCTTAAAAAAGTACGGACAGCCCGATCCAGCCAATCCACACATGGTTTTGTGGGATGTGCCAGCACATTTAGAGATAGGGGTTATCCCTAAAAGGGTATATTGTAATAAAGACCTTGTCGGGCCCTTAGAAGCTGCTTTTAAGGCTTTGATAGATACTAGTCATGTAAGCGAGCTAAAGACCTGGGATGGGTGTTTCAATATCCGTAAGAAAAGGGGTCTCAGTTCTATGAGCCTACATTCTTGGGGGATAGCAATCGACCTTAATGCTTTTGAGAATGGCCTCGGTAAAGAGCCCAAACTGAGTGCTGGCTTTGTCAAGTGTTTTACCGATAATGGCTTTGATTGGGGTGGTGTCTGGACACGAAAAGATGGCATGCACTTTCAATTAAGCAAAATATAGTTTGCCAGTATTTCAACTGGCTTTACCTTTATATTCTAAAAACACTGCATGACTAAAGTGTCAGTGGTCAGAGAGTACCGTGATAAGTACCCTGACT